AAGTAATCTGCAATCGCATATTGAGCCCTCGTAGGAGGTGGAAGATGTAATTCATGCCATAATGCCTGCAAGAACAACTTAAAGTCTTGCTGTAATAGGGCTAGGGAATTTTTTTCGGTATTCATTATTCTAGATAGCCCATTCCGGGTGGGAAGTTCATATTAAACTCAGAAGCAGATAGACCATGTTTAGCATCAACCAGTCTCATTTGCATGATAGCTTTAGTAAGTCTAGCATAGTTTGTATATTGATCGTTAATGCCCATTTTAGGTCTTGATTGTTCCCAAAATAACTTTAATTCCATTTGATCTGGATTATATTTTTGTGTGGCATTTCGGATTTGTTTAGGTGTTAACTCTTTTTCACTACCTATTATCTTCCACATAAACTCTGCTGTACGTTGATTGCTTTTTTCTTGTGCTAGTATTCCTTGATAAAGTGTCGGAACATTCTGTTTTGCCCAGTTTTTCCATTGTGCTTTAGTTTTTTTAGCGATTGGTACACCTATACCAGCCTTTACAGCATCTTGAAATAACCTTTTAAGCTTAGGTACAGTGTAATTTCCGACGTCTACATTTTGTAGTAAATCTGCTAAGTCTTCTGGAGTAACAGGTAGTTCATTTGCTTCAAAAAAGTCTTGACCAGCTTTTAAAATTTTATCACCTTCTTCAAGTAAATTAAACCAGTCGTCTACAACTTCCATATGAGCATCTGCTGCTGCACCTGTAGCACTTACATATTTCTGACGTCTAGTTTTAGCATCCCAAATGTCAGTCATTCTGGTTTTTCCGTCAGCTCCTTTGCGTCTAGCTTTACCTTCCATCCATTCTAATCGAGTATATCCAGTATCTCTATGCTGTCCTCTCCACCATTTTGCTCCAGCGTCTCCAGTTTTATTATTAAAAAATGCAGTTTTTGCACCGTGAGCAAATGGGTTCTGTATCTTTAGGTTTTTTTCTGCATCACCTAAAGCTATATTTTTTTTTAAACCAGCTATTTGTATTCTGTCCCACATAGGAGAAGCTGGTCTAGTGTTGTGAAACATTCCTAAACCTTGTACTAGGGTAGCTGCATGGTCTAAATCTAGTTCTCTATCTAATATAGGTCTAGAAACTAGGTTTCCAGCTGCATCTACTTCTTTATAATTAGCCATAGCTTGTCTCATACCGGGCATATTTTTATACATTTCAATCTGTCTATCTCTAACTAATTTCCATCCAGATGCTAGTCTTGTAGCATATCTACTGGTAGCTTTACTAGGTGACTGGTTGGTAATACTTAAATAATCAGCTGTACTTAATTGACCGGCTAAAAGTCTTCTAAAACCGTCGTTTTGTGCTGCAAATGCGTCAAAATTAAATCTATATCCAGTTGCTTTACTTGTACCGCCTTGTACTAGGCTATTATTAACTAAAACATTTATTTTATCAGATGCCTGTTGAGCACTAGACTTTATATAGTTAAAATTAAACTGATTTGGTTGGTTAACATCTAAATTAGCTAGTAATTTACCGTATAACAGGTTATTATTAACAGGTGGTCCTTCTGGAGCTACACCCATTTCTACATTGCCTTTTTTAAAAGCTCGTTTAGCTCGTACTTTATTTACTTGTTGCCCAATAATCTGTGTACCACCACCAAAAGCTGCACCGATTGTACCACCTAAAACAGCTTCTGTAGGATTAAGTACTCGTTTTTCATCAATACCTACACGTAGTTGTTCTCCAGCAATACCCATTCCAGCACCGCCAACTATACCACGTTTTAAAGACTTGGCACTACCTACAAACTTAGCAGCTTTAGCAGATGCACCTATATTCATAAATGGTATAACACCTAACGCACCAGACGAAATCACCTCTCCCCAATTAATGTTCTCATTACCGTAGATGTGTTTCTGTACTAGATAGTTAGTATATGCACCTTGACCGAAGTTAATTAAGCCATAGGCTGCAATGCCAGCTGGACCACCAGCTAGCAGTCCAGATGTTGCAGCGTCTGTACCAATACCACCACCGATTTCGGTAGTCATACCTAACAGACGTTGTTTTAACTCATCATTCTCCATCTTTAATACTCAAATTAAGTCTATTAGGATTAATACCAAAGTTAGGATGGTCATAATCTCTACCAAATGCGTCTGTAGCAGCAGCTTTTTTATTTGCTTCAAACTGTGCCTCACCTTTTGGGTTAAACTTATCTACATAAAATTCATTAGGTATATAACCTGATTTCTTTTCTGTACTATAGTGTGGTCTGATTGTTAACCCCGGTAATCCAGATGTTCCTTTAAATATTGCATCCATATTTTTACCAAAGCCAGCAAGCTGATAGCGAGCTCCCATTATACCAGCCGCCTGTTCTTTTTCACGTTCAAGGTTTTGCACTATAAAATTTAAGTCTCTATAAGCTACACCACCTTTACTAAAGCCGTGCTTTTTAGCGTATTTTTGAGTAAGTTGATCAACTTTAAACTTATATGTATCTTTACTCATCTTGCCTTTAGGATCTGTAGTTAACATTTTAATTTCAGACAGTATCTGCGTTAAATTAGCATCAGCTGTATTGTAAGCCTCTAGATAAGGATTCTTTTTTTTACTCATTGTATGTGTGATAAAATTGTTTGTTCTCTATCTGTAATACCGAATGTCGACCTCATCCAGTCTTTCCAGTTTTGACTACCTTTTTCCTGATTGCATCTTCTACACGACGGGACAACATTTGTTGCCACATCTTGTCCGCCCCTACATTTGGGACGTACGTGGTCAATGGTGAGTTTTTGTAAATCATAAGTTTCTCCGCAATAAACACATGTACAGTTAAAGTGCTCTTTAATAGCTCTTCTCCAGAGCCGTTTAGAATCTGAACTTGTCATGGTTATTAAGTTGTGTAAATAGTGATCAGGGTTTGGTAGTAATGGGGTCATTTTTTAATTTTAAGTCTGCTTCGTCGATTAATAGAGGGCTTTTGTTTTCTGCCTTTGGTCTTACTACCCTTATAATGTGCGGCATCGAGTCCGTCACCGTTGCCATAAGTACCAAGTTTTCTATTAAGTTTGTTTGCATTGACTCTAATCTCTAGACCCTTTTTAGTTTTGTTGTATTTCTTCTGCTGCTTACGCCTTTTAGCGGCAGCCTTTGGATTCTTTTTGTAGTATTCAGAAGTTTTTGCCATATACTTTCCTCTTAACGAGTGAAGGGTCAACAGTAGGCAGTAATTTATTTAATTTATCAAGCGGACTTCCATCAAAGGCTACACCTGTAATATCGTTAGTTTTTAACCAGTCACAGGCTGCTTTTAAATCTTGTGTAGTAGCTTCTCCGCTTTTGATTCTACGTAAAAAGTCTTCTGTAACAAGATAGTGTAACTCGTTAAAGCTTTCTTCGGTAGCTTTCCTCGGTAATTTGGTTACTGTCATTTTAAGTTATTCCTATAAGAATACATTTTTTTAGCTTCATCTATTTGTGATTTAGGAATTTTTACATCAAATTGCATATCTTGAGAAACACCAAGCCATGTTGAAACATCGTGCATACGAGAAGCAACAGGAATTTGAAACTTTTTACCAAACAATTCAATATGCTTTGTACCTTCTACAAGATCACTTCGTTCTCCCACTAAAGGTGTATACTTTTCGTCCCCCATAGAAACATTAGAATCAACATTATATGTGTCAGTCATTTGAAAACTACCATCTTTATTAGAAGTCATTTGGACGTGACCTAAAGTATGTGCAGTCTCAGCTCCCATTGCATATGTGCTTAACAATGTGCTGTTAGGATTATAGTTAGGGTTTGGTACTTTTTGTGGTCCTAAATCAGATAAACCTTCTGGATTATCAGGATTATTTATTAACTCTCTTTTGTTAGGGTAGGATCCTCTAGCGTGAGAAATACTAAGTCCTGTTAGGAGTTTTTCTGGTAGTTCGGTAATTGGTTTATTACCAACTGTACCTCCACTTAAATGCTGTATAAATCGTTTTTCGTGTTCCTTTGCTCCAATTTTATCTATTGCTATATCTCGTAATCGTTTAGTAGTATCACTTGTTATTGCAGACTTGACCAGTTTGCCAACTCTGCTGTCACGAAATTTCTTCCCACTTTCATTATACAAAATTGCTAAACGGTCTTTATTCATTATTCTCCTAATAGGTTTTTTTTAACTAGCTCAACTAGCTTGTCATCAACAGTATTATCTGTAGATTTTGCATATGCCTCTAATAGGTTGACTATCAGTTCTTTAACTGCTTTAGTTTTTATAAAGGCAAATAAAATTGGTTTTACTAATGTGATCATGATTTAGTGGTTTTAGTGGTTTTTTTAGTTTCTTTTTTAGCCGCTTTCTTTGCAGCTTCTGCACGCTCTTCTAGTATTCGTGAAAATGTACTCATTAAAATACTCCAAATTTTTTCTTTTTAGGTGGTAGTAGTGCTGATATAGGTACGATGTCTTGACATAAT